GCAGTTACTTGGTCACGGCTTTCTTGAATTCTGCTTTCCCAAGCTGATTCAATTTCCGATTTGATTTCTTCGGAAATCACATTGTTTTCAAACAATTGTTTTACGATGTCTATCATGTGATTCTCCTACTGTTATTTGAGGCCTGAAATGATTTTTTTCAGACTCTCTGCTAGATACTTCTGTGCCTGTGGGTCGCCTTGGACTTCTTTTGCCATTTTAAATGCCTGATAACCGCCTGTGTTATTCATTAGATGTTCATACACCGGAGTTGGGTATGCTCCCGGGGCGCTGGGTTGAGCCACAATATCAACAGTGATAATTTCAAAACCTTTGACATTACCGCCGTTGTCGACATCCCCTGAACCTCTGCTTGATACTCCCAACTTCACTCCCGACTGTAACATGGTCTGTACTAATTGACCCATAGGAGTCGGGATGATTTTAAGTTTTCCGTAGCCGTTAGGACCGTCCATCCACATCTTGGTAATCATATGACTTACCCGATCGAGATTGATTTTTAAATCCTGCGGGTGATCTAATTCTCCGCAAACTGAGTATCCTCCAGAGATCTGCTCGTTGAGCGTTTTGACAGCCCTGCCAATTTCTTGAGAAGAATATATACGCTGATTCTGATTCCGGATATCACCCTGAATACAGATCCCGTTTAGATGCAGGGACTTTCCGCCCCTGCCGTCTTCTTCGCTCTCCAAGACAATCTTAGCCTGATCATAACTCAATTGTTCACTGAGATAGTTTTTCACCTTGTTGTCCTATTATCTACGACCACGGAAAAGACCTGCGGCGCTCTTGTCAGCTGTTTCTTTAGCACCAGCTTTCTCTGCACCGTGACCTGGTTCTTTTGTAGAGAACGCATTACCGTTCTTTGCACCAGGAACATTTACGTTACCCATATTGTCTACTTTAGGCTTGTTACCTGCTAGGCCACCTGCTGTGCCTTTGTCGCTGGTATCTTCCATACCAAACTTCAAAGATGCGCCGCCCATGTCATTTTTGCTGAATTTCATTCCGCCCGCAGAACCATCAGCTTTTTCAGCTTGACCTTTCTTTTCTGCGCCGTGGCCTGCTGGAACTTTCTCAACATATTCACGCACTGTGGCTAAGTCAAATTCTTCTTCTTTAGCAAATGGATTTCCACCTTCTTCGTCGTCATCACCCATGCCGTCGCCGCCTTTGAGTTCATCAAATTTAGCTTGTAGTTCATCAACGATAGAATCTAGGTCTTGGAACAGTTCTTCTTCGGACTTATCTCCACCTTCTTCGTCATCTAGATCTGTTAGATCGCCTTCTAGATCGTCGGTTTGGTCCGGGTTTCCCATGCCGCCCATTTTGGGCATTTCATCGTCGCCTTCGATGGCAACGTCATCAAATCCTTCGTCGAAATCTTCTTCAACTTCTTTTTGTTTTTTCTTGTGCATCTCACCTTCTTCACCTTCTTCACCAGTTTCTTCAGCAATTTCGCTGTCGATTAAAGATTCGTAGATTTCACGTGATGCTGTTACCACGTACTCGTGGAACAGTTCTTCTGCTTTAGCTTGATCGTCGTTGACCAAATGCTCAAGCATCTGTTGTAATAGTTTATTATCGGCCATAGTTTATCTCCTCGTATGGTATGGGCTGTTGTTTATTTAACACACATATTACAAAATGATGTTAAATGGTAGTTTTTTGATTGATTTGGTCTGAATATATAGTATCAGGAAAACTTCTAGTGAATTCGTCGTAGGTGATATGACTTAGGTTAGCCAAGGTAGGTCCCAGTTTATCTGGTATGAATGCTCCGGGTTCGATGACTCGGAAAAATTGTGTGTGCCGGAATTCTTTGATAACTTTTTCAGTTTGGCTTAACCAATTTCCGTGATACGTAGCAGCATCTGTACTTTTCTTATAGTTAAATGTGTTGGCATAGATGTTATTGAACTTACCGTCGATGCCTTGATAATCAAATCCAAAAATATATATAGTCCTATGTTCTTGTGTGGCTGCGAACCATAAAGCTGTGGGTCCAGAACTCCATCCTTTATGGGGACTGAAAAAGTTTACACTGTGCTTGGTCTGTATGCCTTTGTTGGGATTCGTCCAAAGCTGATGCTTTTTGTGATAGCCAGCTTCGATGATTTCGTTGACCATTTTTACATCTACAGCTATCAAATAGTGCGGTTCAAACTCACGATATTGTGCATTACAGCCATAGGTTATGCCCTTGGTCATAAGAGATCGTAGGTTTAAGCATTGTCGGCTGATGCCATTACCTATAACAAACGCGGGATTATTGTGCAGGTGCTGCTTCTTGGCCAACTGGAGTTCCATACATTTGTTTTATAAATTCCAGTTCAGATTCCTGCTCTAATTGATGAGATTCGCTTTGTAGTCTCAATTTATTAATTTGACGCAGTGTAAGACGTATTTTTCTAGTATCTTTTTTGTCAATGATGCTGCTGTCTTTGCTGGAATCGTATCTACGATCTTGAGCAAAGTCGTTGTTTTTTTCATTGAAGTAAAAAAATTCATTAAGAAGCATAATGTATTTATTACTGAACTGGTGCTTCTGGTGTCTCTGGAGCGGCTGGTGCTTCCGCTGCCGCTGCCATGTCTAATGGCGCTTCCCCTTCTTGAGCTCCGACATCTGCGCTCATGCCTCCGGGAGTTACTCCTATTCCCCTAAGTTGACTCTGAGGATCAACCGGTGCTTTAAGGTTAGCACCGTTTTCTTCACGCCACATTCTTTCGTTTTCTTTGATTTCATCTTCAGTGAGACCCAAGAATCTCTGCAGTGCAAATCGCTTGCTGAGATGTGGAATCGCCACCATCTGTGCAAATGTAGCTGCTCGCGCTGTGTCTAATTCACTTTGACGATAAGCAGCAAAGTTCTGTGGCTGATTGAACTTGAGTTCAAACAAACTGTTGTCAATATTCACACCTTGATCATTAAGCCAAAGTTTAAATTCGAGATCAAATGTTTCTACTATAATGCTCTGTAGACGTTTGCAGTATTCGTTAAAGCGTAGCTCTTGAATATAAGCTGTACCTACTTTACCATCTGATACTGTGTTGGCCTGCTCATCAATTGCTGTGGGCAGGTATGAAGCAGGTATGCGCAGAGCACGAAACAGCTTGTTGGTAAAATAACGCAGGTCAGTGATCTCGCCTAGGTTAGTACCACCTGGTAGTGTTTCAACCTTGCTGCCGCGACCTTCTGCTGTCTGCGGAAAGAAGTAATCTTCGTTTACACTTAGAGGATTATAACTAGCGTCTATGACGTTGGCTCCGCCACCTGTTGAGCTAGGAATACGTCTTTGCTGGATTTCGTTTTTAACACGTTCAACAAAACTCATAGCCATGTGTGCCGGCATATTTCCAACGTCCACATAGAAAATACGTCTTTCTGGAGCACGTTGTATACGATAGATAATGATAGCATCTTCAAGCAATTCTTTCTGCTTGTAGACTTTGAATACTGATTCTAATAGACTGTTGCCAAAAGGATAGTTGTTGTCTAGTCCTTCTGATAGACTAAGATGAATAACATGTTTGGCGTCTACAGTGATTTCATTGGTTTGATTATGGAATCTTGTACCTGTTGAGCGAGACGCATCACCCACAAATCCTCGACCCTGGCCACCACCCGATGTATACGAGCTAGTGCCGCTGGGAGCGGTATTTGTAGTATTGTGCGGAGTTGTAGCTATGAACTCTTTAAAATTGAAATTGATGTCACGGATCACATACTGCTCAGGAATTTTGCCTTCTGATTCGTTGACAATGATCTTCGTGACTTTAGCAGCATCTACAAACAACCATTTTTTAGTTTCTGGATCTCTAACAAAAAAACAGTCACCGTACTTAAATGTATTTCGCAGTATGCGGAAGATTCTGGTTTCAAAACTATTCTGTTTGGTCCATTTTTGTAGGCTGTCTTTGAGTATCTTGACTTCAGTGGCAGTGGGCTCACCACGAAAAAATGTATGGAATGGTGTGGCGTTTTCTTTGTCTTTTTGGGTGCAAAACTCTGTGAGTATGTCCAAAGCAGCATTGACTTCTGAGTCCATGTCCATGGTGTCATACTGCATATAGCGTTCTACGCGATTCGGTGAACCTGCATACACATCTGGCAGATAGCTGGAATAATTGGCACGAGCAGGACCTGGGCGACCTCGACCGCCAATCGGACTCATGCCGCTGTTGGTATTGTCTATGTTAACAGGAGTGAAATATTTTTTCCAGCTCATGCTTTGTATAGGTCTTTGTTAAGACCTCTAGTTGCAGTGACATTTTCATTGGTGTTATGTGCGACTGTATAGGTATATTTTATAAGTGTGGCCATCTTATTATTTAACTCTGCAAGCTGCGCAGCAGCACTATCTTGAGGAGGTTTTTCTGGGGGTGGCTTTGCTGCGGCTGCTGCTGCGGCTGCTTGTTTTTCTTGAGCCGCTTTGGCTGCATCTGCTTCCAACTGTGTTCTAGCTGCACCTGCCTGTGCTTGTTGTGCACCTGCAGGTGTTGTTGGAGTTACAGGTTGAGCAGGTGTAGGAGTTTTAGGTTGAGCAGGTGGAGGAGGCACAAATGAACTGCCTTCACGTGCAGCAAACGCTTTTAGAAAATCATCGCCGCCTTGGTTGTTGTAATCCAGGCCAGGAACTGCTGCTGCAGATGAAGTGTCGCCTGTGACTGCCGCGCCGCCGCCACCCATTCCGCCACCCATTCCACTACCTGCACCATTTGCGCCACCTGGCGCAGCAGGCATTGGTGGGGGTGCAGGAGGCTTTTGATTCCGCTGTTCTTCCAGTTTACGATTTCTTTCTGCTTCTTCTCGTTCTCTTTTCTGTTCTGCTAGTTCTTCTTCTTGTGCTAGTTTTCTGTTCTTGTCCATCGTGTTTTGAATATTATTAGCACGATCAACTGCTTCTTGTTTATTTGCTGCTATATCTTTTTCAGTTTGTTCTATTGCGTCGCCCATGTCTAGGAAATAGTCAAGGACTTTTAACAGTCCCAGTTTAAAATAATTTAAAAACATTTTATAACCTTCCCACATTATCAACAAACCGTCTTTGACTACACTTAAATCTCCACCAAATTTCTTAAATATGTAAATTGTGGCTCCGATCGCTGCTACAAACAACGTGATTGGCCAGATTGCTATTAGGAATGCGGCAGCAACCATCAAGCCCTTGGCTAAGATAATTGCTCCTGTCGCGATATGTTGGGCAGCGTAGCCCGCAGCCGTGCGAACCATACCTGCTATCATTCCCGCCATCCCCGAGATGAAACTGTACATTGACGCTATCGCTGTACCGGTTGCTATAACCAACGCACTCTTAGAAGCAGCTTCTAAAAAATTTAGCACTGTGACCGCCGCTAATATAGTGTAATATGCCAACAAGCCTATGCCAACTGTAACCAACACTGCTGTGAGATTGTCAGTGATAAACTTAGCCACAGTCATTACAGCACCAGCCAGGAATATCAGTACAGGTTTTAGATCGTTAAAAGTCTTAGCCACTGCAGGTATAAGGTCGACTACTAAAAAATTAGTAAATGCCTGTATTGCCGGAATCAATACCCCGTTGAAAAACCCACCTGCACTATTAAGGGCTGGACCAAAGCTGGTTAGAAATGAGCCAACTATGGCACTTACAGAAGCGACTAACACGTGAAACATCGGTACTACATATTGCAATACAAAATTTGCAGTAAATTCAAATGCTGCCAACAATGTGCCAATCAGACCACTGTTAACTAGTACCATTGAAAATCTATTGCTGAATTCTGCTAGACTGGCTTTTGCCCTGTTTACCTCTTCGTTCATCTTGTCGGTTTCTTCGGCTGCCTTCTTTTGTTCTTTTGTGCCGTTGGTGATTGCCTTTTCATTGATTTGTGCTGCAGATGCCACTGCTTGTGTTGCTGTGGCCATTTCGCTGGAACCAGCCAGTGCAGATCCAGATGACTCTAATGTTTTCTGACCAGCCTTCTTCATTATTGTCGCTAACCGATCCTGTTCTTCTGCAGATAGAACTGCACCCGACTGCAATTTATTTCTCATATTTTGCAGTTCTTTCATTACATCGCCGCCCATCAGTGCACCAATGCGTTGTGTTTCATCAGTGGTCAACGTACCAGTAGCTAAAAAATCTTTAACAAATCCCTGCAATGGTCCTGGAATTTTTCCAACAGTTGTTAAAAATGACTGTCTAGCTTCTTGACTTTTTCCGGCCATTGATCCTATAAATTGTGCGTCTATGGCCAAGGCTTTCATCTGTGCTTCTTTTGCCGAACGTTCTTCACCAGTGACTTTGGCCATAAGATCTAATTCTTTTAGATATGTTTTAGCTCCTTTAACCATCTGTTCACTAGACTGCTTTCCTTGTCCTCCTTGAAGTCTTAATAAAGAACCGTAACTGGCTAATCCCGCATTAATGTCTTTGGTACTAAATCCCAAAGCGTATAAGTCGCTGCCAGTAGCTCTCAGTTGTCTGGACACTTTGGCAAAATTTTGTGCACCTGATTCTGTAGTAGCACCAAATGCTAATAGACCTTGTCCATTCTGTCTTATAAGATTTCCAAAATCCTGCATGCTCATACCTGCGCTAGAGGCTGCGTTAGAAAAAGCATTGAGACTACCACCAAATGATGCGCCGCCTTGGGATGCTGCTGAATATGCAGATATAGTGCTTTCCACAGCACTGGCTACTGCACTAAACATAGCACCTATTATAGGAATTCCGCTGAAAATATCAGCCGCTTTAGTTAAGTCATCACCTACTGCTGCAAATTTACCAATTAGTTGTGTAGTTTTTTCTCCCAGTCCAACAAGAGCACCACCTGCAGCTTTAGTTGCTTTGGCAGCTGTGCCTAGTGCATATCCAGCACCAGCACCAGCTGCTCCAAGTGCATTCAGTGCCTTAGCACTCTTTGAAGCTGCGACAGCTTGAGGACCTGCTCCGCCTCCTGCTCCGCCACCCTTGCCACCACCTCCGCCTCCTGCTCCGCCACCACCTGCCCCACCACCACCAGAAGTCCCGTCGCCTGCTCTAGAACCTCCAGATGCTCCGGCTTTAGCATTAGCTTTTTGATTTTTGGTTATTGCATCTAGTAATTTTTTCAGCGTGGCTTCAGAGGCAGCGTTTTCGGCTTCTACTTTGCCAATTCCTGGAATATCAATTGTGACTTTTTCTGCCATATGTTTTTGTGGTGGTTAAATGCGTATATAAATACTGTTCACAATAACTATTTATCGGAGATAAAAATGAATGAAAACACTATTCCACAGGCTGCACCAAAAAATCCATTGGCCAATTGGTTTAGACAACCAAAAATCTATGTGAAATTGCCTAGCCGGGGTAGATTTTATCCTGTTGGAACATTGGATGTCAGCACCAATGAAGAATATCCTGTGTATTCTATGACAGCCAAAGATGAATTAATGTTCAAAACTCCCGATGCATTGATCACCGGGCAAGCATCAGTAGAAGTTATAAAGAGTTGTATTCCAGCTATCAAGGACCCGTGGCTGATGCCTGCCTTGGATGTGGACTTTGCCCTGATAGCTATACGTATTGCCACTTACGGCGATAAAATGGAGATCACTACCAAATGTCCAGCTTGTGAAACTGAAAACGATTATGATGTCAATCTCAGCGATTGGTTGTCTATGTTTCAAAACTATGTTTATTCCGATACCATAATTGCAGACCCTCTAGAGATTACCATCAGACCATACACGTATCAAGAATTGTCAAAGACGCAGATTAGAGCTATAGAACAGCAGAAAATTTTTGATATTGTCAATGATGAAACATTAGAAGATGAACAAAAAATAGAACAGTTTGGCAAAAGTTTTATTAAGCTAACACAGTTCACGGTAGATATTATCAGTGATTGTATAACAAAAATACAAACTCCAGATGGTGCTACCAGCGATAAAGCTATGATCAAAGAGTTTATTAATAACTGCAACAAAGAAGTATTTCAAACACTCAGTGACCATCTGAAAACACTCAAAGAACAGGTAGACCTAGCTGCTCAAAATCTCAAATGCACAAACTGTGATACCGAATATAATGTTCCGATCACAATGGATCAATCAAATTTTTTCGCAGTAAAATCTCGAAAATGACTCTGCCGGAGATTTTACAGGAAGCCAGTGATTTAGACAAACAGGCAAGAGCGATTAAAAAAGATTGTTTGAAATTAGCTTGGTATATGCGGGGTCTTTCATACTCAGAGGCAATGCACCTCAGCTATGAAGAACGAGAACTGGTAGGTGAAATAATAAAAGAAAATCTTGAAACCACAAAGAAAACTGGCCTGCCTTTCTTTTAGACTTTGTCTTTGATATTTTTCACAACGTCACGCTGCGGTTGATCAAGAGTGTAGCCATCATAGGCGGCTTTCAAAGCTGCCATATCTTTTTCAGCATCGTCACTGGCTATCTCTCCGGTTTTTACCTTGCCGTAAATACCTTTTAGATTTTGTACATCTACAGTATTTAATGTAGTGCCAAATTGAGCTTTTTCTAAACTGTCTTGATACTGTTTGCTGTCGGGTTGAACATTTGTGGTTTTGTTAATATTGGTATCTTGTTTTTCTTTATCAGGTTTATTGCCACCGCCTGATCCTGTAAACCATTGCGAAGGACTCAATAATTTTGTAGCAAAATCTTTGCCAGCTTGGTATGCATTATCAGGACTCCCTACGGGCAATGACTTTAGACCGAATGAAGGCGCAGGTGTGTTGGCTTCTATAATTTCACGTATTTTCATTTTCTGAATATACTAATTGTGCCTTGTGCCAACCCAGTTTCAAACATTTTTTGCTTTTGGAATTCTACACGTCGAGCTAAATCTTCTGACAATGCATTTCCGTAATTAGTTTTACTGGCAGTTGCAATACCTTTTGCTCTAGCGGCAGCAACACCGGTTTTAAATCCACCAGTAGTACTAGCAGCAACAGATTTTCCTGCGGCCTTTGTGCCTTGTAATCTAGCTTTGGTTGCAGCCTGAGCAGCCTGTTGTTGAGGAGTTAGTGTTTGACTCTTTGCTGCTGGTGTTGTTGCTGCTGGATCTGCTGCAGGTGTTGCCGCTGCTGTAGGTGCTGCTGCGGTCGGCTCCTGAGATAATGTATTAGCCATGTTTCCAAATGCACCTGCCCCTGCCCCTGCTGCTGGATCTGCCGCTGGTGTTGCTGCCTTTGTTGGCTCTTGAGATAATGTCTTGGCCATGTTGGCAAATGCTCCTGCTCCTGCTCCTGATGGTGCTGTTGCTCCAGGCTTAGGTGCTCCCGGTGCCGCTGCAGGTGCTGCCGCAGGTGCTGCCATAGATTTCTGTAACAGTTGCAGGATTTGCTGTTTACCTTTTTTATCTAGCTTGTCTACATTGGCTTTGATCTGCGCATAAACAGTTTGATTGGCTTTTTGTTGTGATACTGCCTGCTGCTTATCAACCACTGCTGTGCTTTTTGCCAAGGCTTTTCCAGCATCACCGGTCTGTGCTTTAGCTGGCGCAGTGCCTTTAGGACCTTGTGCATTTATGTCAGCTGCTGATGGAGGAGTTGTTGTGGACATACCTGCATCACCAGATGGTGCCGCTGCTGCTGCTGCCGCTGGTGCTGCTTGTGCTCCTGCCGCTGCTGGTTCTGCTGCTGCCGCTGCAGGCGCTGCTGGTTTAGGTGCTGCTGCCGCTGGTGCTGCCGGTGCATCAGGAGGTGCTACATAATCTCCGCCTTGGCCAACTATGCCTTTAGAACGATCAAAACCTTTTTTGAATGCACTGCCTAGGCCTGCAATACCGCCAGCTACTGCTCCCACGCCCTTGGCAACACCTCCGGCGACATTTCCCACAGTGGTTCCAATTTTGTTTAGTATTGGACCTTCGTCCAGCTGCTCGAGCTGTGATTCAGTTAATATTTCAGTGATTCTCATATTAGGCAGTTCCTATTTGTTTGGCAAGATACTTTATCATACGTTGTCGATCTTTAGTATTTAACTGAGATATCGACTTTTTAATTTCTGCATAGCTGCTATCTGATGCTTGAGCTGCGGCAGGATTTTCTTCTGAGCCTGCGGCTGGTGCTGATCCGGGTGCTGGTAATTTTAAATCTGTATAAACTTTGCCAACAATGTCATCACCAACACCGGCTGCGGTTAATATTTTTGCTACTGCATCGCTGTCCATTGGGCTTCCAGCTTTTTTCCATGCAGAATTTAATTTATCAGCAGTGACTTTGGTTGTTAGATTTTTTCCAACAGTTTGTAATTTAGCCATGCCTTTGGCGGCAGCACCTTTGATAAAGTCCATTGGACCTTCAGTGAGTTGCTGTTGTTCTGACACTCTATTGAAGATCATGTACACTTGACCTTCACTTAATTTTTTACCAGTCCGATTAACGGAATTTGTTACTGCCTGCAAGGCTCCACCCATTGTACGTTGTGCAACACCGCCAAGAGCTTTGGCAGCTTCGGCTTCAGCGGCTGTTTGAAATGCGCTAACCAACATGTTGGCCTTGTCCGCGCCAACGCCCATGGCATCTAATTGATCATAATACAGCTCTGCAGCCTTTGACAAGCTGTTATAATCAGTGGCACCACCTTGAGCAATATAATCTTTACCTGCATTCATTGCGCCGCTCAGCGTTTTAGAGACCGTCTGACCAGCAATATCTGTTGCGGCATTCGTAGCATCTACAGGAATCTTATCGGTTAACCCTTTGGCCATTTGCGCATCTATAGCATCAGGTTTACCTTTGATTAGGTCACCAATCTTGCTGGCACCATAGGCCATTGCGCCGGTTTTGGCACCCGAATAAGCAGCACTACTAAACTTTTCACCTTGCAACAATTTGTCTGCCATTTTTAGCAAACCTAACACTGCGGCTCCACCCAAGCCAGCACCGCTAATGCCCGCTGCCGCAATCAGTGCAGCATAAATGAAGCCTTGTGCAACAGGGTACTCTTTGGCAAACTTGCGATACTTCATGATCATTTTACTGAGCATGTTATCTGGGCCACCTAGTCCAGCTTCAATTTTTCCTACAACACCGTCGTATGCAGCATCAACATTGGCAATAGGAGCAGAGTTTTGTATTTTTGTCTTTAGATCTTCCCAGGCTTTGTTAACTGTTTCAGCAGCGTCTTTGCCTTTTCCGATTAGTGTACGATTACCACCTGCAGCCGTAGCACCTTGTTCCACATTCTGGAATATCTGTTGTATTTGATCAGCAGTTAGAGCAGCTTCTTTCAATTTAAAGCCAGCACTTTCCCACAGCATCATACTATGAGAAGCCGAATAATCTAGACCTTCATAGAGATAATTGTTTTTATATCGTTGATATTTCATAATAAATTTCTAATATCGTTTATTTATTGTAATTGTGAGCTGAAGCTCACATTCGTTTTCGCTGTCGCTCAACGAATTTTCTTTCTTCTAAACATTATTGATTATTATAATTGCGAAGCAATTTAAGTATTATGCAGATTGTTCAGTCACACTTTGCCCTTGCGGGCAAAAATATGTAGCATTATGCGAGTTGCACAGTACACTCTAGCGTTACAGCATTACCAAGGCGGTCATCCGGTACCTTTAGCTGCGTCTTTATATGACGGCGGCTTACAAACATACGCTAACATGTTTGCAAACGTGGGGCTTATTTCCCCTCTTTTTGCCTTGTTTTTCTTTTCAAATAACCAAATCGCAGGTCTTAGTAGCGATCGTCATCCTTTCGGGTAGTGGTTAAGCACCTTTGCGGCAAGGTTTTCCATCCCTGTGTACACGTAGACCAGGTTTAGAGCGCACGAAATTGGGCCTGCGC